AAGTTCCAGAATCAATAACTCCCGTTTTCGCTGTAAGAGAGCGGGAATGCTGAGTTGCCGCTTTCTTCATTTCAAATTCTTTTGCCAAATAATTAATAACTTTCTGATGCTTTTTTCTAAATTCAGACCAAAGGTCATTAAAAATATCAAAAGTAGGGCCGGAAGTTACTCCCCAACCAAGTCCGGATCTCGAACCACCACTTCTTTCATACTCATCATATTCTTCTCCATATCCCCAAGAACCGCCATTCTTCGCAGTTACTTCTTCGATGTCTTTAAAAACTCTTTTGTAATCAATAACAAAATGATCTAAATTAGCTTTTGCTGCTTCCAAATAAAGATAAGATGTCTTTTCATTATCTTCAGTATTTTCTAACAAATCATCTTGACGCTTCTGCCATTCATTATCAGTAAAAGAAGAAGGTTCAAATTCATCTCCAGGATGACCAGTTCCACCTTCTAATCCAGATGACATTTTAGTTTCTTTTGATTTTTCTTTTTCTTCTTCTGATTCAGAATCGGAATCACTTGATCCATTTTCTTCTTTTTCTTCATCTTCTGTTTCAGAATTTTCACAATTATCTACAGGAGAATCACAATCTGATTCTTCACTATTTGATTCATCATTTTCTTCTCCGTCACCATCTTCGGGTGGAGTCATTAATGGTTCTTCATTAGATTCCATTTCTTCTGACATTTGACTATATTCTTGATGCTTATCAGTTTCAGATTCATTGGATTTCGCATAATTCCAAAGAGCCTCAACAGCTTCCAAAACTTCTTCAAATGTTTCGGTTTCTTCTACCATTCTAACATATTCACGTTCTTCTTCTGAAAATTGTATATTCAATGCGGAACCAAGTTTGGTATGAAGATTAATTTTATCAATCAAAGGCAATGTATCAATATCATACCCATGAATACCAAAAAAATTCTCTTGAAGGAGTTTCCCATATCCTTGAATCATTTGTTTTCCTGCTCCAGGAAATTTTCTCTTAATCTTCTTTTCAATACGGGCATCTTCTACAATATTGATAAAAGACCTATATCCCTTACCTCTATCACAAGGAGCTTGGTGCCATCCATCTTCAGGGGTATATCTCGCATGACCAACTTCATGTGAACACATCAAGTCATAAACAGGACCATCCATCCATTTATATACTGGAAGAAGAAGAGTTCTATTTTTCAGATCAAACATGGCGGTTTGATAATTACCATGTTGAACATCTAAGTTCTCTTCTGCCATCAATTTGGCAACCATTGATTTTGTTTCTCTTAAATCTGACATAATTTATATCTTTTGGGGTTATCTCTCATTTCTTATTATCTAGTTATATTATATCAGGTTTCAGGCACAATGTCAAGTTTTTTGCTCATATTATTTAAAAAATTTATTTAAATTAGATTCGCTTCTGTATTTAGCAATATTTTTCTTATTATATTCTAATTCTTTTGTCAAATCAAAAGGCATTGTTTGAGTCTTTAAATATTTTGTTTCACCAGGAAGTTTTACTGTCCATTCCAAATCTGAATGTTTAGGATAATTCAAGTTCCATTCAACTGTTGAATTTTTCAGATATTTTCTATACTTTTTTGACATAGGATAAATGTATCTGAATTGCTTTCCTTTTACTCTACTTAATTTCAATTCTTTCAATTGCTCAAAGTTTGGTCTATGTCCATACTTCAATCCTTCTTCATTCGGTAGTATTCCCTGTATAGTTCTTGGATGAACTTTCTCACCCCCCTCTGTAACATAGGTATCAGTAATTGAATGTCCACCATACAAAAAGTTTGCAGCCTGATACACATAACCTGGCTTCCCCACGATACCATCTGCCCACGTAAAAAGATATTTGATGTTTGTATTTTCTTTTAACCACTTGACTGATAAAGACAATAATTGCGATTCACTATTTTTGGGCATAGAATCATCCATGCACATTTTACCAATTTCATAATAATCTTTAGTGTCTAATTCTGGAAATAGTGCTTGGATTGTATGTTTTGGTCTTGTACCCCAACCAAATGTAATCACACCAACTAGCTCATCATTTTCAAAACAACCAAGAAAATGTTTTGTAAGTCTTGGCATTACTGCGGAATAATGTCTATCTGCGACAAATTCAGATGCAGTTATTTTATGTAATCGTTTTAATAGCATAATATATGGTGGAGCTGACAAGGATCGAACTTGCTACCTCTTCCGTGCAAGGGAAGCGCTCTCCCAGTTGAGCTACAGCCCCTAAATTGGTATGAGTGAATCTTCGTAATTTGCTAATAGCGATCCTGAATTGGGATGAGTGAGAACTTTAAACTCTCCTGGACTATCCCAAACCCCATCTATTAAATTTGGTTTTTTATTAAAAACTGTAACAGACCCGTCTTCATCTTTAGCCATCCATTTCCAGTTATTTTCTAAAGAGAATTTTAATTCAATAATCTTGTTCTCTTCTGATGTCTTCTCCATTTGACCTCATTGTTGTGTAATTGTTTGAGTTTTCTTCATATATATCTGATATTGCGTCTTCCCAATCCCCATCTTCTCCTCTGTTAAAAAAAGGTAAGTGACGCAATGCATTATTCATTCTTTGTTTTTTGTGAAATTGCCTTTTGTCAATTTTTGATTTAGACATCTCTCCTCATTTTTTTTAAATTGTGTTTACGCTTTTTCATTGCTTGTTTTAAAATAAAATTAGAAACTTCCCAAAAATATTCTCTACCATTCACATGTTCCATTTCATGTTGAAATATTCTAGAAGAAAGACCATTAAATACCGCACCCTTTGTAGATCCATCTGAAACTTCAAATTGTGCCTTTATAGATTCTGATCTTCTTATTGCTATCTCCAACCCAGGATATGAAAGACATAATTCTCTAAAATACGTAGTTTCTTCACTGTATTCTATAATTTCAGGATTAAAAACAACAATTGGTTTACTATCCCAAATCATAGCAAATGCAGATAAATTGAGTCCTATTTGATTACTAGTTAATCCAATCCCTTCGTGCTCTCTCATATTTTCTATTAATATATTTGATAATTCTTCAGGATCTTGTTGTGGATTATTCCAATCAAAGGGAACTAACGGTTCACAAAGAATATCTGCTGTTTCTTCAACTAATGGTAGGATTCTCATAATCTACTATTCTACTAAAATAATTTTTCTTTTCAAATTTAATCATGTGTTTAAATTTTTCATAAAGAGATTCTCCCTTATGAGAGATAACAAAAGTATTAATATTTTTATCTAAACCATTTATCAATTTCAAAAATTCATCTGTTCCTGCTGCATCTAAGGAACTGTCAAATACTTCATCAAGTATTAATAGATTAGTGTTCATACTATTTTTGATTTTAGCGACTTGTCTCCAAGCAAATAATAATGCCAAATCAATTCTCATCTTCTCACCTTCCGAAAATGATGAATATGTAAAGTCATCTCTAAACCTAGATTTTATTGTTTCATTAAAATTTTCATCTAGATTAAATGAAACATAAAAATCTAATGCTGTAAGATTCCTCTGAATATACGTATTTATTATTGGTAAATAAGTTTTTATAATACGAGATTTAATTCCCCCATCTTTTAATAGAGATGTGGCAACCTCATGTATCTCTTTAACTGTAAATAGGCCTTTAACCTCTTCTTCATATTTATTTAAATTGTTCTGATAATCTGCTAATTTTTTTCTTTGTTCTTTAATATTTCCTGTCAGAGAAAGTTTAGATAATTCATCTTTAATCTTTTCAATATATTTTTGTATTCCTAAAATAGAATTTGTATTTTTTGAAATTTTTGATTGAAAATCTGATATCTGTTCAAGTTGTATAGAAATTTCATCTATTTTTGTTTGAGTGGTTTCTAATTCAGTTATCAGTTCTTTCAATCCACTCTGCTGTTCACCAACTTTATTTTTCTTAGTTTTAATTTGTTCAGATCTGAATATTTCATCTATTGATTGTTTACATGTTGGACAATCTGTATTTTCTTCATAAAAATGTATTTCATGTTCTTTTGACTGTATACTATCCTGAACCTTTTCTTTCAAAATGTCAAGTTTTTTCTTTCGAGTATTGATTTTATTAGAATCTTTAACAGACTCTATCAAAGAATTGGTAGATTGTTGGATTATTTCATTATCCTTA